CCCTTCATATCTTCGCCGGACTTACTTACTTCAGTCTTGAGTAAAACATCACCGGATAGAAGTTCTTTTACTCTTGCCTTTGCAGCTTCCCCAAAGATATCCTCGACCTTGTCTGACGTTCTGGACTCCGGAGTGTCGATACCCATGATACGAACTCTTTCGTCCGCGAGTATTACGTTAAATCCTAGATCCACGTCGATGTCAACCGTGTCTCCGTCAATTACTCTGTTTATTGTGCACTTATATTCGTACATTCTTTTCCTTATAATTTTGTTATTATGAAATCGCGAAAGGTAAAGCTAACGGTGGCCTGTGGGTACACAACATCAGTCTGAGTAGTGTCAAGCGCTATATCCGAAAGACTCACTGGAAAGCAATCCCTAAATTGTATGTTAATGTTTGGATTCTTGTGGCTATTCATAATCACAACAGAAATATCAGTAAGAATACCGTATTCACTCTTCTTTATGTTGTCAAACTGTGGGAATTCCTCGTTGAAGGCTAGATCTTTCAACCAGTTGTATACTTCTATGTAGTTATCCATGGATTCGTCGACTATGAATGATAACGGTAGTTCACTGTATGTCAAACGGTCCCCAGGCACCGGTATAACCTTAAAGGGTGTGTTTTGATCTATCTGGGCGATAGAGACCGAGGGTATGTTGATCGATTGAGAGAAAAACTGAACGCCTGGAAGCCTTTGTACCGAAACGACAAACTCCAACGGAGATAAAAAATTAGTTATCATGACATTTTCCTATTTACATTCAGATAGAATTGGTGTACCATCTATTTATAAGGAATCATAAAGGAACATATCATGACAAAATTCAACAAATCTGAGCTTAACTTTGACGGTATGTATCTAACATACGGTGTAGACCGTAAATTTGTTGCTCGTTTTAAACATCGCGGCCCATTCACAAAAGCAAAATTCATCAAGGAACTGGTCGCTAACCACACCGTAGAATCTTACTTTTTAGCTCTTGTTGATAAAGCACCTCTCGCAATACTTCGTGATACTAACGAGGATTGGTACTACGGAGTTTTGGAAGATTTCTCTGGCCGTAGCTTTTGCTGATACGATGATATAAATAAAAGAAAAAAGGAGAATCGCATGTTATCTTTTTCGCAGTTCATTAACGAAGGAGTCAACGACCCTTCTATATTCAAAGCTGTATTTCTAGCAGGTGGTCCTGGATCTGGCAAGTCTTTTATTGTAGGAAAAACGGCTCTCGCTACCATAGGGTTTAAGACTGTGAACTCAGACGCTGCATTTGAAAGAGCCCTCATAAACGCAAATATGAAAGCAACGCCCGAAAACATATACTCTCCGCGAGGGCAGGAACTTAGAGCTGGTGCAAAGGCTCTTACGAAAAAAATGTTGCAGAATTACATCAACGGACGTCTTGGGCTGGTGATAGACGGAACCGGTAAGGACTACGTAAAGATCGAAAAGCAAGCGAACCGTCTTCGTGAACTAGGATACGAAGTTGCGATGATCTTTGTGAACACAGATTTGGACACTGCTCTAGAAAGAAATCGTAAGAGGGATCGCTCGTTGCCTGATGCAGAAGTAGAGACAATGTGGAAAAATGTTCAGAAAAACCTTGGTAAGTTTCAGAACTTCTTTCGTCAAAAAATGTTCATCGTTGATAACTCTTTAGGATCAAACTACGAAGGCGCCGTCCAATCAACATACAGAAGGATTATGTCTTGGAGCAAACAAAAACCAGAATCACCAGCCGCGGGTGCGTGGATAAATATGCAACGAAAACGATAGAAAATTCTAGTAAAAATGATGACCCTTGTGATAATTGTACACACTGGATAGGAAAGATGGTTTGTAATGAGGAAAAATCGTAAGTACATATTCGACGTAGACGGCACTCTAACTCCTAGCAGAGGAAAGATCGACGAATCGTTTCGCTTATGGTTCGTTGATTTTTGTGCTCGTAACGACGTATATTTGGTTACTGGGTCAGATTACGAAAAAACTAAAGAACAGCTTGGAGACTACCTTCTTCAATGGCCCGTCTTTGTGTACAATTGTTCCGGTAGTGATGTGTGGAACAAAGGAAAAAGAATTCATACAAAAGAGTGGAAACTTTCAGAAGATCTAAGATCAAATCTCTTAATATGGTTAGAAGCGTCTGAATTTGAACAAAAAACCGGAAACCACATTGAAGAAAGACCGGGTTCGGTGAACTTTAGCATAGTTGGCAGAAACGCCAAACACAATGAGCGTTTAGAATACATAAAATGGGATACGAAAACAAACGAGCGAGAAAAGATAGCCCAAAGAATAAACACTCTATATCCTAATCTACATGCTTCCATCGGTGGGGAAACTGGAATAGACGTATATCCTCTTGGAAGCGATAAATCTCAGATACTTGTTGATTTCTCTAGCGATGACATCATATACTTCTTTGGCGATAGAATGGATGTGCTTGGAAACGACTATCCGCTTAGTTCCAAACTAAAGGATCCATGTAAATCATTTCACGTTAAAGACTGGAAACATACCTTTAAAATATTAAAGGAACTCGGAAATTGAAAACAGGTATAGTAGCATCAACTTTTGATCTATTACACACGGGTCATGTAATGATGCTGAGGGAAGCAAAGAGTCAGTGTGATCATTTGATATGTGCTCTTCAAGTAGATCCTAGTGTTGATCGCAAAGAAAAGAACTCTCCGATACAATCGATAGTTGAGAGGTGCATTCAACTATCGGCAGTTAAATACATCGATGAGATCATAGTCTATCAGACAGAGAAGGACCTTGAGGATATATTTGAGCTCTATCCTATCGATGTTCGCATTCTTGGAGAGGAATACAAGGATAAGGACTTTACTGGTCGTGAGATATGTAAGCGTAAAGGTATTCGTATCCATTTTAACAAACGCGATCATCGCTTTAGCTCTAGCAGCCTAAGAAAAAGAGTAGCAGAAGAACAAAGCGGTTGACATTGCTTTAGAATCAGTGTAAACTGTATCTATAAGCAAAGGAGAAAACACATGCTAACACCTCGCTTCGTAATCTTTGTTGAAACTGTAACAGGTGAAGTTATTCGCGCATTTACTTGGTGCCGAGACGAAGCATCGGGCCTTGCGCGTGCTCGTCGTGATGCTATCGAATTTGGTTATGGTTCTCCTACTCGAGTGTGGGCGCAACCTATTAACGTCGCAAACTAGGAGAATAATATGAAAGACGGTTATACTATTGAAGAGTACCTCGAATATGTAAATAGCTTACTCAAGCAAGCAAAAGAATGTGGTTTTACCTAGGATAAGCTATGATTCACGTACAAGGAAATTTGCCTCGCACTGTAAGTGTAGCCTGCTCGGGTGGAGTTGATTCTATGGCTACAGTAGATTTTTTAAGAAGGAACCACGACGTAAACATCCTTTTCTTTGATCACGGTACAGACACATCATCAGAAGCATTGGATTTTCTTCAGAAGTATGTTTATCGAAAGAACGGCGAATTTAATAGAAAACCTATCGGTACAACTATTTCAATCAAAGTTGGAAACATTTCTAGAGAAAAAGAAAAAAGAGAGTCAGAAGAAGAATATTGGCGCAACGAAAGATATAAGTTCTTTCACGACCACAAAAGTCCTGTTATTACGTGCCATCACTTAGACGACTGTGTAGAAACTTGGATCTGGTCGTGTTTTCATGGCGAAGGTAAAACAATTCCATACTCAAACGTGAACGTGATTCGACCTTTTCGACTCAATAGGAAGGCAGAGTTTGTAAACTGGTGTAGACGTAACGATGTACCTTGGATCGAGGATACTTCAAATGAAGACACATCCTATATGAGAAACTTTATTCGGCACGAAGTAATACAGAAGGCTTTAGTTGTAAACCCGGGGCTACATAAGGTAATTTTGAAAAAAATCAAAAAAGATCAAGTATGATATCCCTACTTTTATAAATAAATGTAAATGGAGACAAAAGATGGTTTTGAAAAAATGAATAAAGGCGATTCAGTATCAGGCACGTTAAGTTACCTTGACGATCTGACGAGCAAAAAAACGCAGCGTAATACTCAAGTAGTTAAAGAGTCTAGTTTGAGCAACGAAAACCCATCTCCTCCTAAGGATACTGTAGCCAAGTCAATTTCTGCGGCCGAGCCACATTTGAAAAACTTTGCAAATATGCTTAGCGAAGAAATTTCAAATGTAAAGAAAGCAAGAGTAAAAGAACTCGAAAAAATTCGCCAGGAAGAACTAGAAAAGATACGCGCTGAAAAGGCTGCTAAGATTAAGCTTCAAGAA